GCGATGAACGGGCCAAAGCCCTATTGCAATCACTGAACAAATTGAAGGAGGCATTCCATGTCTGACGAAATCAAGCAGGCGGTTGATACCATCAACACCGCATTTACCGAATTTAAGGCCGCAAACGATGCGCGTCTTAAAGAGATCGAAACCAAGGGCGCGGCTGATCCCGTGACCGAAGCCAAGCTGGCCAAGATCGAAGCCGATCTGGACAATGCCCAGAAGAAGGCAGACGCTGCCGTTTTGGCAACTAAGCGTCAATCGCGCATTGTCACCGATGAAAAGGGCAATGAAGTCGATCTGGACCAAAAGGCATTGGCCTGGGCAGATATGATCGCCCGCAAGTCCGGTTCGCGTGCGTCCAACTTCGGCGCAAAAGAACTGGACGGGTATAAAGATCAGTTCATGTCCTACCTGCGCAAGGGTGATCAGGTGATGGGCGCAAACGAAATGAAGGCGCTGTCGGTCGGCTCTGATCCAGACGGCGGCTTTGTGGTCTATCCTGATATGTCAGGCCGCGTTGTTTCCAAGGTATTCGAAACCTCGCCAATGCGCGCATATGCTTCCGTGCAGACGATCAGCACCGACGCGCTTGAAGGCTTGTTTGACTTGGATGAGGCTTCGTCCGGTTGGGTTTCTGAAACTCAAGCCCGCGCTGAAACCAGCACACCACAGTTGAAAACATGGCGCATTCCGGTGCATGAATTGTTTGCATTTCCAAAGGCCACACAAAAGGTCTTGGATGATGCTGCAATCAATCTGGAAGCCTGGCTGGCTGGCAAGGTTTCTGAGAAGTTTGCCCGTGATGAGGCTAACGCTTTTGTCACAGGCGACGGCGTATCCAAGCCTCGCGGGTTCTTGACCTATGCAACCGGCACCACGTTGCCCGGTACGATTGAGCAGGTTCCAACTGGCGTATCTGGCGCGTTTGCCGCTGCACCAAACGGCGGGGACGTGTTGATTGATGCGCTCTATGGCCTCAAGGCTCAATATCGTGCCAATGCCACATGGTTCATGAACCGCGCCACCACGAAGGTCGTTCGCAAGCTGAAGGACACAGATGGCTCGTACATCTGGGCACCGGGCATCGCGGCTGGTCAGCCTGCATCGATCTTGGGCTATCCAATGGCATCCTTTGAGGATATGCCAGATCCCGCCGCTGCGTCGCTTTCGATTGCGGTTGGCGATATGCGCGCCGCTTACCAGATCGTTGATCGGGTTGGCATCCGCGTGCTGCGTGACCCCTACACCGCCAAGCCTTACGTGGGGTTCTACACCACGAAGCGCGTCGGCGGAGATGTCGTAAACTTTGAAGCACTCAAGCTGGTCCGCTTCGGCGCTTAACAAAATCAGCCGGGGGTGATCCTGCCCCCGGCAATTTCTAACGCATAAGGAGTAAATCAATGCGTGATGGTCTTTCAAATATCCAAGTGGTTCGTGGTGCGGATCAAACCTTGTCCGGCGTAACGCCTAACGCTTCCGCTGCATTTGACGTGCGAGGCTTTGGCTCGGCGGCTTTCGATCTGGAAACTGGCGCTGTGACCGATGCAGGCACGGTCGACGGCTTTACGCTGGTGCTGCAACATTCCGACACGCTTGTAGGCACTGACTTTGTGGCTGTTCCTGCTGGTGAGTTCACCGGCACGGCGTCCGTGTTGCTTGATGCAAACGATAATATCATTGCAGGTTCCATCGGCTATCTGGGCAACAAGCGGTATGTGCGCGGCGTCTTTACAGGCACCACTGGCACAAACGCCGTTGTCCACGTTAAGGGCAATCTGGGCAAGCCTCACCGCGCGCCCGTCACCCGCGTTGGCGCTACCATCGCCACTACCTGATTTTAGAAGCGGGGCGGCATGTCTGCCCCGTCACTAAGCACAGGAGACACCATGAAAACCGTATTGCATCAAGACTGGTCTTGCGCACCTGACGGCCACACAGCCTATCACTTCAAAGCTGGCGATGTGCTGGAAGGCAAGGCCGCTGCAATGGCGCTTGCCGATGGTGTCGGGTTTAATCCAGTCGAGGAAACCAAGGTATTGCCGCCGATGGAAACCAAGCGGGGGCGCCGCAAATGAGCCTACGCGCGCGGACCACATTCACGCACTATCGCGGCCATTCTATCGTAACGCCGCCAACCGTTGAGCCGGTAACGGCAGACGAATTGCGCGCGCATTTGGCCGAGACGGTTGACGGCTTGCCCTATGACCAAGCCGATGATTTGATCGCAACCGCGCGGGAGATGATCGAGGAAACAACCGGCATTGCCATGATAAGCCAAACGTGGCGTCTGGTGCTGGACGCTTGGCCGTCGCAGCGGGCGGAATGGTGGGACGGCGTTCGCCAAGGCGCAATTGCGGACATTAACGGCGCGCCGGATTATGTCTATTTGCCGCGCTATCCGCTGGCATCCATTGACGCGGTGACGGTCTACGATGAGGCCAGCAACGCGGCGACGGTTATCGTGGCTAATACGTTCGACGTTGACACATATCAAAAGCCTGGGCGGATGGTTCTGCGCAGCGGGGCCACTTGGCCGATTGCTTTGCGTGGGTCAAATGCGATTGAGATTGATTATATTGCGGGCTTTGGGGCGACTGCCGCAAGCGTGCCGCCAACCCTACGCCGTGCCGTTAAACAAGTCGCTGCATACCTGTATTCCCACACGGGCGACGATTGCACGCCTGACGATGCGCTGGGCGCTGCGGGGGCGCTGCTGGGCGCGTATAGGGTGAAGCGGATATGAGTTATCCAAAACCGTTTGACATTGCCACGGGCGGGGCGGACGGGTGGCGCTCGATCAAGGTTGAGGGCCGCAATACCGCCGTCGGGCAGACGTTTGTGCCAATCACGCCTGCGGGGTTGTATCAAACGCCGCAAGTCGGCGGAGCCGTGCAATTGCGCATTCGTGCGGGTGGCAATGCCAACGATACCTCGGCGGGCTTGGGCGCGCGTGAGGTGCTGCTATATGGCATTGACCAAAACGGTTTGGAAATCACAGATACAATAGTAACTGCTGGCGCAAGCGCGAGCCTGCCAAGCGCGCGCACATTCATGCGGCTGCTATCGGCGCGGGTATCTAAAAGCGGGCGGTATGCAAACCAAACAACCGCATCGCATTTCGCAGACATTAATATCGAAAGCACCGGCGGCGCGGTTTGGGGTTCCATTCCGCTTAACGGTTTCGGTGAGGCTATTTCCCGCATCGGGGCATTTACCGTTCCAATTGATTATGAGGCGTTTCTGATCGGCGTTCGGGTCAATGCAAGCGCCGGAAAAACAGTTGATGCAATCGTATTCAAGCGCGAAGGCATTCTGCAAACCGCACCGCCTTACGATCCGATGGTTGTAATAACGTCATTGTTCAACCTGACTGGTTTTGAAGATTTGGGATATGAAGCGCCGATTTATTTGCCGCCATTAACGGATATCGGGATCATGGCGGTGATCGATGTGCAGACCGCGCGGGTCGGGTGTGGGCTTGGCTTGCTACTTCGGCGGGTGCGATGATATGATGCCAAAAATTAAAGGAGCAAAATAATGGCGGTAATTCTCGAAACGGTTGCGCGAAACGCGGCCTGCGATGCGGTTGTGGATCTTCTGGACGGCGGAACAATTGAGTTTCAAACATCTGGAAGCGTCGAGGTGGCAACGCTTACTTTCGGCACGCCCGCATTTGGGGCAGCATCTGTCGGCACAGCGACTGCAAACGCAATCGGGTCTGACACTTCCGCGACTGGCGGCACAATTACTAAGGCGGTATTTAAAAACGCAGCCACGGCATCGCAATTCACCGTTTCAGTAACTGTAATTGGTGGCGGTGGCGATATTGAATTGTCCAGCGTTGCAATCGGCAGTGGTGATACAGTTGCAATTTCAAGCTACACCCATACTCAGCCCGCGTAAGGTCAAAACATGGTAACTCTCGTCAACAGAGCTAAGATGACCACGGCCACCACTGGCACTGGGACAATCACCCTTGGCACTGCTGAGAGTGGCTATCAGACCTTTGCGGATGCTGGTGTAGTTGATACTAATGTAGTTCGCTACGTCATTGAAGATGGCACTGCATGGGAGATCGGCACAGGCACTTATTCCGCTGGAACCTTGACGCGGGTTGTGTCCGAGAGTTCCAATGCTGATGCGGCGCTAAACCTTACTGGTAGTGCGGTAGTTTATGTATCGGCTACGGCTGCTGACTTCACCCAAAGCATCGACGGTGGCTCTGCAAGTACAATCTATATCGCGGCACAATCTATTGACGGGGGAACAGCATAATGGCTGACCAAATCCAACTTCGCCGTGACACGGCTGCTAACTGGACGAGCGCCAATCCTATTCTTGCCTCTGGCGAGTTTGGCCTCGAGACTGATACTGACCAGTTTAAGGTTGGAGACGGTACAACCGTTTGGGCGTCTTTGGGGTACGGTGGTATCCAAGGGCCGCAGGGTATTCAGGGCATCCAAGGTATTCAGGGTGAGACTGGACCTACAGGGCCGCAAGGTGAACAGGGTATCCAAGGTATTCAGGGTATCCAAGGCGAGATTGGCCCACAAGGTCCACAAGGCGAACCCGGTGAGGTTACATCCGATGGTGTATTCACGCTGACCAACAAGACGCTGGTAGCACCTATCATCACGGGAACGGTTGTTGAGGATGTCTACGCTTGGACTGTAACTACGGGCGCTGTGACTACGGAATTGGAACCTGCCAACGGCTCTATCCAGACGGTTACTCTGACAGGCTCGATCACATCTCTGACTGACAACATTGCAGCTGGTGAAGCTATCACGCTCATCATTGACGATGGGACTGCCTACACGATCACATGGCCTACAACGACATGGGTAAACAACGCTGGTGCGGCTCCTACACTGGCCACTGATGTGCCTACAGTCATCGCACTATGGAAAGTATCTACAACGCTCTACGGCGCACTTGTAGGGGATGGTTCCTAATGTTGTGGTCTAAGGTTATCGGGGCTGGTGGGTCTGGTGGGGTAGTAGAAGGCTGGAATGTCTCCACTGCTGTTTTCAATCAGAGTTTTAGTGTCGCTGCTAGAGAAACAAACCCCCAAGACTTATTCTTCAAACCCGATGGGACTAAGATGTATGTTATTGGTTCTGCTGAGGTCTACGAATACGACCTAAGCACCGCTTGGGATATTTCTACTGCCGTCTTTCTTCAAAGCTTTAGTGTTGCTGATCAAGAGTCAGCCCCAAGCGGCGTATTCTTCAAACCTGATGGTCTAAAGATGTATGTTATTGGGCAGGCGGGGCTAACTGTAGACGAATACAATCTAAGCGCAGCTTGGAACGTATCTACCGCTGTATTCAATCAGAGTTTTAGTGTCGCTGCCCAAGAGACCGGACCAACCGCAGTATTCTTCAAGTCCGATGGACTAAAGATGTATGTTATTGGGTCGGTTTCAGACAGCGTTCACGAGTACAATCTAAGCACCGCTTGGAACGTATCTACTGCTGTATTCAATCAAAGCTTTAGTATTGCGGCACAAGAATCTAACCCTCAAGGACTATTCTTCAAGCCTGACGGTCTAAAGATGTATGTTATAGGGAGGGTTGGGGATGATGTTAATGAGTACAACTTAAGCACATCTTGGGATATTTCAACTTCCGTGTTTTTGCAGGTCTTTAGTGTTGCTGCTCAAGATGCAGTCCCTACAGGACTATTCTTCAAGCCTGATGGTCTAAAGATGTACGTTATAGGGTCAAATTCCGACAACGTAAATGAATACGACCTAACCGCATAAAGGACAATCCGAATGCCACACCTGAAGATCACAAACGGCCAGCCTGAGACATACTCAATCGGGCAACTACGCCGTGACAATCCGAATACGTCTTTCCCGAAGGTGCCAAGTGACGCGCTTCTGGCAGACTGGAACGTCTACCCCTACACCATGCAGGATCGCCCTGAATATGACCAATTCACGCAGACGATCAAGCAGACTGCACTTGCAGAGGTCGATGGCGCATGGACCCAAGGGTGGGAGGTCAGCAACCTGTTTGTCGAGGACGCGGGGCGCAACATCAGGTCGCAGCGGGACAATCTACTGTCACAAACCGACTGGATGGCCCTGAGCGACGTTACGATGGAACCATACTGGCGTGAATACAGGCAACAGTTGCGCGACGTGACTGCCCAAGAAGGCTACCCCTACGCGGTCATCTGGCCCACCAAACCGGAGTAATACATGCTAGGCTTTTCC